TTTTCACTGCCCCGCAAGGGTGGGCCGATGCCTTCCCGATGCGAGAAAATGGGGTCCGTTTTGTGCGTTGCCCTGCCGAAACTGTGGACCATGTCACGTGTGCGAACTGCGGCGGCGGGTCGCCCCTCTGCGCCCGCCCGTTCCGTGATTTTGTAGTGGTTTTTGTCGCCCACGGTTCCGGGGCTAAACGTGTCGGCACTGCTACACCGGGGGGATGCTATGCGGCCGGGGGTCCGACTGCTATCCAGTGGCACGGAACGCGCCGCACTGGGGCCGCTAATGACGCGGAAGCCCTGCGGGCTTTTGTCCAGTCCCTGCCGCCGGGTTCCATGATTCGGCACCATGTCGCGGGCGATATCGGGGCGGAGCTTGCGCCCTCGGAAATTTTGGGCTAGGATTTTTCGCAGCGGGTCGGATAGGCCGGCCCGCAGAACTGAGAAAGGCACAAAATGACATATAGGCACACTCCGGGCCCGTGGCACCTATCCGACGAGACCAACCCGCTCATCTATTCGGACGCCAACAGGGGCACCTATGTGGCGCAGGTGTTTGCTTACACCGACGGCACTACGGGAACGAGCCGGCCGCAAGCCGACGCCGACGCCCGCCTCATCGCTGCCGCGCCCGAGCTGCTCGCCGTGTTGGTCGGGATTGAGCGTTCAATGGGCTGGCTTGTAGACAACCCGGACGAACCCTTGATTATGAGCCGCAGCGACTTCGACGCCGTACGCGCTGCCATCCGCAACGCGACCGGGGAGTAACTTGCACCCTCGGAAATTTTGGGCTAGGATTTTTTGCAGCGGGCCGGATGGGCCGGCCCGCAGAACTGAGAGAGGAACCAAAATGGCTCACATGATTGACACCACCACCGGCCGCGCCGCCATTGCATACGCGGGCGCGGTCCCCTGGCACGGACTGGGGCAAGCTCTGACCCCCGACGCCGGTATCGATATTTGGACCCGCGAGGCGGGGCTCGGCTATACCGTGCTTGAGTCGCCCGTTTTGTACGAGACCCCGGCTAGCACGGACTTGCAACGCTGGCCCGACCGCAAAGTTCTGCACCGCTCCGACACTGGTGCGCCCCTTGCTGTAGTGTCGGACGGTTACAACGTGGTCCAGCCCGCCGAAGTCATGGATTTTTTCCGCCGCCTCACTGAACTGGGCGGATTCCAGATGGAAGTCGCCGGGGTGCTCTCTGAGGGCCGCCGGGTCTGGGCCCTCGCCAGTGTCTCCGACGCTGCGCCCGTAGTAGACCGGGACCTAGTAAAGCCCTATCTGCTACTTGGCACGTCCTATGATGGGACCATGGCAACCGTCGCCAAATTTACGGCGATTCGCGTCGTCTGTAATAACACCATCACGGCCGCCGTGGGCGGGTATTCTAATGGGGCCCCGATTAAGGGCGAGGCCGAGACGGCCAAAAATTACCTGCGCTCGGCGGTTCGGGTCCTGCACTCGGAACGCTTCGACGCGGACCGCGTCCGGATGCAACTAGGCATTGTGGCCGATGCGTGGGAGGGTTTTTTAGTGCAGGCCCGCGAACTGGCTGACCGGCCGATGGTAGAAGCCGAAGCCGACGCTTTCCTGCGGTCCCTTCTGGAGCCCTACCATACGGCAGCAAAGCCCATCGAAGAGACTAAAGCTTACCGGCGCGTCATGGCCCTGTTTCATGGCGCGGCTATCGGGTCCGACATTGCCGGTGTTATGGGTACCCGGTGGGGGATGCTGAATGCGGTCACGGAACTGGTAGACCACGAGCGCGGCCGGTCCAACAACACGCGCATGGAGTCCGCTTGGTTCGGTGCCGGCGCTGCACTCAAGGCCCGCGCTGCGGAACTACTCGCCGCCGCGTAGCGATCTGCGGCGCATTGTGTCCAGGCCCCCGGTTCGCCGGGGGCTTTTCTTTTGGCGCAGTGCGCCCTACACTTGGCCCCAGCGGGACCGGATAGGCCGGCCCGCAGAACTGAGAGAGGCTAGACCATGAAAGCATCGCAACTAATCGCGCTTATCGCCCCGTCGCCGGACGCGGACGTCCTGTTCACCCTACCGGGAGACCTAGACCCGATGAGTCTATCGCCGGAGGACGTCACGGTTGACCCGGACGCGAATGCCGTTCGCATTCGCATCACTCGCCCGGTGCAGGCGACCATCGCCCATGTCGAGACACTGCGCGAGCCCGCCCCCGCCCCAGTGCCGGACACCCGCCCGGACATAGACCATGTTTTGCACGGGCTCATCAACTGGCTGCGCCATACTGACGGACGCATTGCTGCCCTTGAGGCCGGCGAACCGGCGGACGAGACCGCGCATTATGCCAAGCTCGCCGCTAGCCTGAATTATGAGGAACTGGCGGAAAGCTGCGCCGGATACATCGACGAGGAACGGGTCGCAAAATATGTGGACACTTCCGACATTGCCGGCCACATCGACGCATCCGACATTGCCGAGCACATCGACGCATCCGACATTGCCGAACATATCGACGTGGAAGAGACCGTTAACGATTGCCTGCGCGACGCCCGGTTTAGGCTTGCGTGACCCGGCCCCGGCTTGGGCGATTCGCGGCCCTGCGGATTGCCCTTGCCGTTCTGCTAGGGCTTTTCTTTTGACCCCTCAGCCCCGCCCCGTGCGGGGCTTTTTTGCGCCCCTTGTTTCCCCTCCCCCTACTGGACCCCTCACCCGGCCCGCTGCGCCCCGTATAGCGGCCCAGAGAGAGTGCCAGCGCCACCGGCTGCGGGCGGGGAAAGCTGCACCCAAACTAGGCCCATGGTCCGTGACCCTTGAGCCCCTGCGAACGCACCGGGCCCCGTGACTGGGTGGGACCGGCCCGCGCTCGAGCTCGAGCTCGAGCTGCGCGACGAACTGCTAGGGATCATCCGCGACACGCTGCGCCGGGGTTCGCCCAGGTGCATGAGCGGACATTGCTGCGCTGCAACGACCTGGCGCACGACAAAACGAGACACGGCGCGGCCACCGGCCCTTGCTGCGCCGCAGCGGCCAGCGGCCCCCGGCACGTGGGCCGTGAGCCCCGGCACCCGGCCCGCGATGCACGGCCAGCGAGCCCCGGCCCCCGGCCCGCGATTATGGGCTAACCATTATTCGCCCGATTATCATAATCGGACATAATCGATTAACTCCCGATTATCATAATCGGCGACATAATCCGCCGGGTATAATCCAAGGCCCCCGGCACCCGGCCCGCGAGCCACGGACCGGGGCTCAAGGTACCCTGATACCGATTCGAGCCATGGCGCGGGCTGCGCGGTTAGTGAGCGCTCACTCACGCCCCCCGGCGAACGAGGCGACACGTAGGCCAAGTTTGTGACAAACATGTGCCACCCAAACCGAATTGACCTTTTGTGGCCTAAAGCCGTATCCTCGGACCCACCCCCTTGTTTTATTTTTGGGGTTGCAGCCAAATTTTTTAAAAAATTCAGGACCTACGGAGCCTGCCAGAGATGAATGACCAAGAAGCCCTGCTAGAAATGCAGCGCCTTGAGCTACGGCTCAGGATGATTGATACGCATGACCGTGCTCGTGGAAGTTTTATTGACTTCTGTAAGTACGTATGGCCAGAGATGCTTGTTGGTGAGCACCACAAGAAGATTGCCGAGGCCCTTGACCGGGTAGTAGAGGGCAAATGCAAGCGTTTGATGATTGCAATGCCGCCTCGTCATGGCAAAAGCCAGATGGGCAGTTATCTGTTCCCGGCGTACATGATGGGCCGTAAGCCTGATTCAAAAATCATTGTCGGTTCACACACGGCTGAATTAGCGCAACGCTTTGGCCGGATGATTAGAAACCTTGTCAATGACACGCGGTACAAGGAACTTTTCCCTGAGATGAGTCTGTCGGCGGACAGTAAGGCCGCTGGCCGGTGGGACACGAGCCAAGGCGGTGAAGCGTTCTTCATTGGTAAGGGCGGTGCAATGACTGGCCGTGGCGGTAATATTGTCATTCTGGATGACATCTTGGACGAACAAGATGCAACGTCAGAGACGGCTATGGAGAACACCTATGAGTGGTATACCTCCGGTCCGCGCCAACGCTTGCAACCGGGCGGGGCCATTATCATCATTAACACCCGTTGGAGTCCTGATGACCTGTCTGGCCGGCTCTTACGACAACAATCACGGCTCAAGGCCGACCAGTGGGAGGTTCTGGAGTTTCCTGCGATTCTTCCGAGCGGGAAGCCTCTTTGGCCGGAATACTGGAATATTGAGGAACTTGAGCAGGTAAGAGCTTCTCTTGGACCGAAGAAGTGGTCCGCGCAGTGGCAACAGCAACCGACTAACGATGAGGGCGCAATCCTCAAACGTGAGTGGTGGAACGTGTGGCGTTATGACGACCCGCCTGCCTGTGACTACATTATCCAGAGTCTGGATACTGCGTTCTCGAAAAAGGAAACGGCAGACTATTCTGTTATCACCACATGGGGTGTTTTTCGCCCCGGACCGGATGCGCCTGTTTCTTTGATACTGCTCGGAGTCGAGCGTGGTCGGTGGGACTTTCCTGAACTAAAGCGGGTCGCGTACGACGCATACAAAACGTGGAACCCTGACAATATCCTGATTGAAGCGAAAGCCTCTGGTATGCCGCTCATGCAGGAGCTACGGCGCTTGGGCATCCCTGTCACCTCCTTCAGCCCCGGTGGCAGGAGGGCGGGCACGGACAAGGTAGCGCGGGCCAATGCTGTTGCACCTATGTTCGAGGCAGGTCTTATCTGGGCCCCGGACACTGATTGGGCAGAGGACTTGATTGAAGAGTGTGCCGCGTTCCCTGTTGGTCAATACGATGACCAAGTCGATAGTACGACGGCTGCATTAGCCCGTTTTCGTCAGGGCAATTTTGTAAGTCTGCCTTCTGATTATCCCGAGGAGGAAGCGGAAGAAGACACTAGCCAATACGAGTACTACTGACTTAAAATAGGATTGACATTTTCCGAGGTCCGTGGTCCATGGCCCAAGAACCAATCAAAGAGCTTATTCGCACTGAAGCCAAGACGCAGGGTGTTGACCCAGAATTGGCGGTGAAGATTGCGGAACAGGAATCAAATCTAAGGCCTACTGCAAAAAACCCTCGGTCAACGGCTGCGGGTTTGTTTCAGTTGCTGGAGGGTACGCGCAAGGAACTTGGTGGAGACCCCAAGAAGAAGTTTGACACTTTGGAAAATGCAAGACTTGGTGTGACTCTCATTAAGCAAAACAAGGGCAGGTTGATGACCACTCTTGGCCGTGAGCCGGAGGGCCATGAGAGTTATATGGCGCACGTGTTTGGCCCGCGTGGTGCAACAGTTCTGTTGCGTTCTGACCCGAACATGCCTATTGAAGATGCGGTCAAGTTATTTGACCCTAAACGGGCAAAAACAATCGTAAAGAACAATAAACTGTCTGGTACGGTGGGTGACGTTATTAGTAAGTACAGGGGTATTTTTGGCAGTGTGCCGGTAATCACGAAGCAGGCCGCCCCTGCTCCTGTACGTAAGCCTGCTTACGAAGGCTCGATGCCGTTCACTACGGGCTTTGACTTTGTGGGTGGACCCACTGGGTTTGCAGGGGGTGGCGAGGCTAGCATCGATGATTTGGTAGCGCCTCCTGTTGTGGTGACCGAGAAACGTGAACCACGGCTCATGGACCTTGAAAGCAAGGGCTATCGCAAGAGCGCGAGAGAAGCTCCTGCCATGACGGACTCGCGTGGGATGCTGGAGCGACTGCTGGCTGGCCGCAAGGAGATGACCGGTACGCTGCCGGGTATTGGCGCGGATATCGCCGCTGGTACGCTGAACCCGATTTACGGGGTGGCTTCCTCTGCTGCTGACTTTGAGCTTGCGCGTGAGGAAGGTGACATCCTTGGCATGGGCCTGTCTGGCATCGGCATGATTCCTGTCATTGGACCGGCCATCAAAGGCGCGGGCATGGCAGCGCCGTTCCTGCTCGGAGCCGTCAAGCCAAAGGGCGGGAATTGGTTACGCACGGGCACTGGTTTGGATGTGGAAGAACAATTAAAAAACTTGAAGTCAAAGGTCAACTACCGTCCTCCGGGGGAAGAACATGTTTTAGATGGTCTCCCGTTTGCTTCTATGGAGCCAGCAGAAGTAATAGAGGACATTGATAGTGTCCTATCTGGAAAGAAAACGGACCTCTTTGGCCAGCCTATCGAGGTTTCACCAGCAGAAAGAGAACGTCTAACGCTGACCAAGGACCTAGCTAAACGCACTCAATCAATGAACAAGTGGATTGAGTCTAACCTCACCAACTACTTTAAGAAGCAGATGAGTTCGCCAGATGACCCGCTACGGAATCTGGCAGAGGAAGGTCGCATCCCGCTTGACCCTGAAGAGGCAGACGAAGCATTGCATATGCTACGGTCTGGACCAGAGACAAATCGCAGAGCTAGGTTAGATTTTTACGGCGGAAGAAAAACCCAAAATTACGAGCAACTTGGACAAACCGAACCGGCTCAGGCTTTTGAACTTTTGACCGATTCCCTAATTGAGGGCTCGTCAGCCGGTGAGATAGTACGTTTAGCTGAGGGCGATAGCCGGTTCATGGGGCACATCGTCCAAAAGAATCCTTGGCTCACAAAAGTTGACCCCAGCACTGAGGTGTATTCCCTCCGTAATAGCCCAGTAGCTCTGTACGGGGATGCAACTGGTAACCCAAACCTACAGCGCACGTTCAACCTAGACCACATGATGGATGTCATCCGGTCTGACCTCCAAGAGGGGCGTCTGCGCCCCGAGAGTTTGAGCCAGCTGAGTGTTGCAGATGCGTACAAGCGCATGATGCAGTACGACGACGACATGGCTAAAGCTGCCAAGGAGGCAGAACTAGCTCGTAGTAAGGCTTTGCTGACCAGCACCCCTGTTGTTCAGTACCAAAGCGGCTATCGTTGGGTTCAGCTTCCTGACCCTGAAAGCTCCGAAGAAGCCATGAAGCTTGTCAATAACATTGGGTGCCGAGGGGGTTGGTGCACGAGATATGAAGACCTCGCGCGGCGCTATGGTGGCTCGTCGGGGGGTAATGAGCTTTTTGTCCTGCTTGATGAGGGCGGAAAGCCTCACCTACAGGTTCAGACCAAGAGGGTACCGTTCGATGCTTTTGAACAACAACGAGCAATCAATAAGTATATTGACACCCTTAACAATGAGCCCGGAAGACTAACCGACTTTATGCGGGAGTACAGGGGCCTACTTGCGGGAGATTTGCCTCAAGGGCGTCCACTGCCAGAAGACCTAGTAGAAAGTTTGCGGAGGCAGACCATGTATTACTCCACAAAGTACCTTGATGAAGGAAAAGACATACCCGAAACCGCAGCATTTCCTGCTGATTTTAGAAACTTCATAAATCAACAGCACAAAGAGGTTAGGCAGTCACGCGACATTCTCCAAATGAAGCCTTGGAGTAACTCTTGGGCTAGCCAGTATGTTAAAGACGAACTCGTCAAGAACCCTGAATACGTAAAACAGATTAAGCCTTACTTGGATGATTTTGTTCTTAATGGAGACTGGAGGGATATACAGGACCTCTCCAACAGCGGTTTGATGAACGTAGGCACAATGCCAGAAAGACAAGGTGCCATAACTGGTGGCATTCGTCGGATTAGCCAGCCTGCCCTAAGCAGGGCCTTTGATGTTGTAAGTGACACATTCAGAGACCAGCCGGAAGCACTAGCCCAAGCTTTTGGAGTGACAGCAGAACAGGCACGTGCTGGAATTATTACTCCACACGAATTATATCTCGCTTATTTAACCGGCAAAGACATTATCCAAAATAGCCCCGGATACAGAAGCCTTAAGGCAGGTGAAGACACTGAGTTGACTAGGATTGCTCAGGAGACATTAAACAACAACCCACAAATGAGGGCTGTGCTTGATTTTGTGGAAAAAACAGACGAGTTTACGCAATCCATGCGTCCTCCCCGTAAAATGGCCAAGGGCGGCGAAGTCACAAATGACATCTGGTGCCCCAGCTTCCTGTACAGGAATCGTTAAGGAAAAGACATGCCAATTGACAAGGCCCTCAACTCTCTGCCTGAGGTTGACATTGAAATTGAAGCTCCTCCTGCTCTGGAAGACGCTCCTGACGTTGAGATTGAACTCGAATCGGACGGTAGCGCAACGGTATCTATTGAAGAGGAGGAAACGGACTTCTACGCTAACCTAGCGGAGGTCATGGATACCACCAGCCTTCGTAGCGTAAGCAGCGACCTTATGGCTTTGTTTGAAGCAGACAAGGCAAGCCGGGAAGACTGGGAGAAGCAATACAGCAAGGGCATGGAGATGCTGGGCTTTACGTTCGAGGAACGTACCAAGCCGTTCAAGGGCGCTTGTGGCGTGAGGCATCCTATGTTGACCGAGGCCATCGTGCAATTTCAAGCACAGGCTATGAAGGAACTGATGCCGTCTGATGGTCCTGTCCGCACTCAAGTGCTGGGCAAGGAGACCGTCGATAAGATTCAACGGGCTGACCGGGTCAAGGAGTTCATGAACTACCAGTTGACTACGGCTATGCCGGAGTACACCCCGGAGTTCGACCAACTGTTGTTCTACGTCGGATACGGCGGCTCGGCCTTCAAGAAGGTCTATTACGACGCTGCCACTGAAAAGGCCGCCAGCCCGCTTTTACTGCCTGACGATGTGTACATCCCGTATAACGGTTCGTCGGTCATGAGCAAGTGTGAGCGCATTACGCAGCGCGTTCACATGTCCATCAACGCATA